TTAATGAATATAAATTGTAATGACAGTTACTAATCCAAAAAAGATGCCTGGAACGTTAGAAATTATGATTGGCCAATCTTTATATGTTTTACTCCAACCATACCCTGTCCAAAGAGAAGCGTTAATCATTGCAACTAAAGGCTGTAAAAAACCAACAGGATGACCCGAAAAGTTATTAAGTAGTTTTAATCCTGTGCACATTTGTGGATTATAAGTTGGTAACTTTTTATAGAATCTCTTCCACAACCCGCAATGACATCTTGTGAGAATTTAAAGATCACCACATCACGCACTTTTTTGACTATTTCAATATTATACTCAAAGATGAACGTAAAGCGGGTCTCGAATGTATAACAAAAAACTCTTTAAATGAACCTTACAACATTTAAATAGTTCTTTGTAAATCACTTATTCTTAATTGTGAGCACTTCTTCAATTTCTTAAATGCTTTTATCAAAAAAATTGCTGGGAATAATCTATACTTTCAAGTGAAGACTATCTATTGGGGATATCTCTTAAGCGGAAAAACGTGTTTAGAGATGTAACCACTGCGTGGTGTTTCATTAGACAAAAAGCACAAAAATCGAAAATACGATTTGTAAAAGTTTAAGAAGAACTACAATATCACTTCCCAACACCTACATAGCAACACTTAGGCAAACAAAAACCGTTCTATCAACATTTGTGATAAAACGGTGTAAATGCGCTGAGGGGGATATTAACTAGCTTATGTTAAAGGCTTACAAGAGCTAATGTAGCAAATTTGTAGCAAATAAATAAGCCGACTAGATTAATTTCTAGCCGGTTTTTTCGATTCTGATCGCTCTAATATCTTCTAATAAGTGGCTGCTAATCTTTCCGTCTGAATGTTCAATACTCAAACTTCTATCATTTAGGTTGGCTACCAGCCCAACTATGTTCTTTGGTGTATCATGTTCATACGTTGTTATATTCAACTGCATCACTACGAAACGCCAGTTAGCCATAGCGTGCATAGCTTCTCTAACAATATCGTTAGTTGCCATTTGCTTCATAGGTGTTTCATGAAAGTTGTTATCAGCGTTGAAACGCTTTAAGGCACTGGTATGGTCTGATAGGAAATACCCTTGCCACTTCTTGATACCTCTTTCTCGGTAATCATGCTGAAAGTAGTTAGTTACAAGTGCGCTAAAATCATCAAAGTCTTTGTGTTCCATAATGTCACCTCTATGACATTATACGAACACTTGTTCTTTATTGCAAATAAAAAAAGCCAACCAGAGCTTAATCCGGTTGGCTTTTTCATGATATCAATTGTACAGGTTGAGGGCACATGTGTATAATAAAATATTACTATGCACTGCTTAATTTTTATTGTCTTTCCAAAGACTATATGTGTTTATAGTTGGAAGTACAATAGCATTCTCATTATCTAAACTAGTAAGCATTGAGACCATGCTTCTAATATATGGGAATACCATCGCTGTACCATTTATAACAAGATACTTTTCAAAATTGTCTTTTTTACCGTCCATTAATTCAAAGTATCCGTTAACAGTGATATCTAATGAAATGTTATTATTTTCAAACAAAACGTGAACTTTTATTACCGCACGGTCTTTTTCATCGTCATAACTTGGATTTACCGATATACTAAACGGTGTATTTTGAATTTTTGAATTGGATTCTTCAACTTCATTTTTCCTGTATTTAAAGTCCTTTATTTCATAAGCTCTAAAATAAATTACAGGTTGTTCGTCTGCCATTCGTAGCCCCTTCATAAACTAATTAATTAATAAATAAAGTATACAACAAAAAAGAAGGCTCCGCCACAGGAGCCTTCTCATTTTTTTTAATTTTAGCTTTATACTCGTTATGATTTGTAAGGCTTGGAATGGAATATCTCATAGCCGTAATTTTATTTAAACTATTATTAGTGTTTTCCTCAACAACTTTCATTATTGGTTCTACTAATCCAAACCCACTAAGAACACGAATTAACTCTTCTGAATCAATTAGCTTTTCAAATTCGGAAACAGAAATAACTTCTTTAGGAAATGCCATAGTACCTTCCTCCTAATTTAATTCTAACACACTATGCTTTATTTCGCATATAATTTTCCAATCTCTAATCATAAATTCAATACCATTGCTTGTAATTCGTTCAGTAGCATTAACAGCATCATATGACAATGGCGTATATGTGTCTCTACATACTCCGTCTACCTTTGTTTGAAAACTCTTGTTCATTTGTGCTATAAACATTTCCATAGCTATTCCATCCCATACGAACTGATTTTTACCGTTTAAGATAAATTTGTGGTGCATTTGCGAAATTATTTTTTCTGCTGCTCGGCAATAATTCACAAAGTCTTTGTACTGTCTACTTGAAGAATTAGTTAAGTCAATTATATCGTTTTCATCTACTTTTATGTGAAAAACAACTTTTTTAAGTTGAGCATCTCCAGTAATCCTTTTAGCAAATCCATCGATTAAGTCATTTGGATCTATCAAACCTTCTTTAAAAGTGTATAATCCATATCCAAGACTACCTGGCTTCTTCATTTTCGACTGTCCATTTATTACCCCTATGCCTAATTGAGATTGTAAATATGACATTCCTGTTTTTATAGGAGCGGAATTATGATATGAGTCCAAAATAGATTTAACATTAAGTGTTGGTGTAACATGATAGCCATCGAATTCCACAATGTGATTCTCCAATAATCTCTAATATACTAATTATATAGTATACTTTTACTCACGGACAAAATCAAACCCATTAAAAAACGCCCAACCAGAAATATCCAGTTGGGCGTTTTTATTATATTCAATTCTGTAAGGCGTTAACCTTTGCTTGTGCGTCAGCTAATGCCTGTTGTGCTTTGGCTAACTCATCAGCTTTCGCTAATTCACTAGCTTGCTGTGTTGCTACCTCTTGTACTTTAGCTTGTTCAGCCGTCATCTGTGGGTATGTCTGATTCAACTCATTAATCAATACAGCGTATTCTTTTTCAATAGCGTTCTTGATTAGAGTTTCATCTGCGTCTGATAAGCCTAATGCTGATAACGCTTGTTTGACGATATCAACGGCACCAGACTTCTTTGCTTCACCCTCTAAATATTGCGTCACACCTACCTTTTGCATAGCTACGATTGCAGCTTTAGCAAGTGGTGATAAAACGTTAATCAACGTTGTAGCCTTGCTATTACCAGTAATGACTTTACCAATCCAACCACCAATGATTGGAATAGCTGCCAAAGCGATTGCGATAATAACATCTGAAATACTATTTACTTGCATGTGATCTCCTTATTTGATAGTCGCAAACGACTTCATCATTGAGACTGGCTCACCACCGATTTCAACGTTAATCGTTGTCGCTGTTTGCGAAATAACCTTGTACTTACCGTTCAAAGTAAAGTACTCCATACGTCCGTTGTTACCTTGAATGTATTGGTTACGCAACTTGTTGCCATATTTGTCAGTCAATGTCATAGCTGAAATAGGAATATAGTTGTTGTAATCAATCACCGGAATACTCATATCAATGTTGACACCGTACATTTTGTTATTGTACTTAGTCCAGTAATCAGCCACATAGACACCACTAAAGGTTGCATAACGTGTCTTTGCTGGTGTGCTTGGTGTGTTCGTTGACCGTGATGGCTTAGAAGCCGTTTGTACAGCTGGCTTATCGTTATCTAATGAACCAACAACCATTACGTTACCATCAACACCAAAATGATTATCTGCATACTGCCAAATCTTCACGTTAGAATAGTTTGGGAAGTATTGCATAGGTGGCGTTGCTTGATGCGCAGTGGTCGAGTACCAAGCTAACCACAAAGCGTTTGGATAACGTGCGTTGATACGGTTCAGATCAATGTTCGCATTCACATAATAAGTACCAGAATAAAGCATTGGCTTATAGCCAGACGCATAAATAGCGTCCATAAATGTCAGAATAGCTGTGGTGTTGTTAGCCTTGTTAGCACCAGCACCTGCTTCATAATCTAAAGCAACGTAACTGCCCTTAGCTAATCCAGCGTTCTGCGCGTCTTGTACAGCTAATTGTGCGTGATAACTCGCTTCACTAACCGAATCACCAAACTCACCCCAGAAATATCCACCAGTTTGCATACCAACGGCATCAGCGTTATGAATTTGTGCATAGGCTTTTTGATTCGCATAATGGCTACCCTCACCACCGCCACGTCCGCCTAGCTTAACCATAGTGAAGTTATCACCATAACTCTTAAACTGGCTGAAATAACTTGTGGTTGTGCCTTGATAACTGGCAACGTCAATACCATTCGTATTGGCTGACACACCTGAAATCGTGGCAACTAAAAAGGCAACTGCTCCAATCGAAGCAATCACCCATCGTTTTAATTTATTCAATTTTCATACCTCCTTATGGCTAGGCATTACGCTTAGCTTCGTGTTCTGCTGCTACATCTTCGACTTCTTTAAACGCCTTGTTGGGAACGTAATCCGAAATCGGCAACTCACGGCACTTTTGATATATCTTTTCGCCTGTACCGTTGCCACCTAAATCTTTATAAGCTTGCCATGTATACTCTAAGTCGTCTAACTCACTCAAAGTAATAGAACCATGGACAATATAAAGACCACCTTTATCATAAATCTGTGAATGAAGTGTCGCTAAACTAGCTTTTTTAAACAATTTAAACTGTACGCTCCAAACTTTGATCCACCCAAAAATTGACGTACCAGTCAAACCTAAAATCAAAGCCCCGAACCAGCCTATTTCATCAAACAATTCTCCCAATGCTCCGTGCATTATTCACCTCCCTTTAAAGCGATTATTGAGCAACTGGAGCAACATAGTCCACACCAGTTGTTTTCTTGTACTGTTCTGCAGTAATCCACTGTACTTGCACGAACAGTTTCATATCATCAGCGTTGTAAAATCCCATATTAAAGAATTGAATTACCATCTCAGCCATTAGTTGTCTCCTTTTCTGATTGTAAATCTGCCACTTGCTTAACAAGCATGGCATTTTGTTGAATTAATTGGGCGTTTGTTTTAGCCTGTAATATTTGAGAAGTGGCTAACTGTTGAGCCAGATTAGCTAATTGCTCGTCGTTACTTTGCGATTTTACTGGTACATCTTCTACGAAATTAGGATTTTTAACAATCACATTATCTAAATATATCCAGTAATTCGATTTAAAATCATCGAAAAAATTACTAGGTATTTTTTCTGGAGAAACATATATGTCACATTGGTCATTTGATCCTAACGCGATAAAAGATACAATTATATTATTTTTATCAACTTCTATGTTCATTTTTCAAACCCCCACTGAATACTTTCTAAAACCTTTAATGTTTATGGACAACGTATCTAACACCGCTGTTAAATTACCGCCTACTATCTGATTTAATTGCGAGACTGTTAAATTTTGCAATGTAGAATCAACACTAAATTCTAGGTTTAAAAGTGTGGCACCGTTGTTTGCTGATACAATACCCGCCATCAGCGCTCTATAATCTCCAACAGCCATATTCCCAAAGAAGTGTCCATTCTTATAAGAAACTCTGATTTCAATTTCATCAAAGTAGGTTAACGGAGTAGCTAATTGAATTGTGTTCCCTTTTGACAAGGAACCACTATAGATATCAATTCCTACCAGATTAAACTTTTTTGACCAAGTTCCTCCCACTACGTATTGTTCCCAGCCGCTTCCTAACCATTTAATATAACGATTATTTTCATCAATATAAGCTTGCCAAAACATACCAGTTTGGAACGTGCCTAAGTAAGGTGGTAATTGGTCTTTTAAAAATGCACTGGCATCGTAGGCATAAATACCGCTTCTTTTTGGCCATGCCGTCATCGGTTGAGCAGTGTTATATCCAGCAATCAAACCAGATAATAGTTTAGCCACTCCTGTTAAATCGTTTCCGGCGGAGTCTTTAAAATTGTCAGCGGAGATTGTCCCGGCTACCGCTCCGCTAGCTGATTTACTGATATAATTTTCCAGATCAGTTTTTTTGGCGACTTGATTATTATTGATTAACGTTGTTATCGAATTAGCTTGTTCTTGTGCTCCTTTAATAGTGCTATCAAAACCATCTACTTCTCCTTTGAGCGCTTCTGTCTGTGATTTTATGCCTGACTTGAATTGTTCCCAATCATTCATGAATGGTGTTGTATCGATATTCATCAACACATTATCTTTTTTAACATCAAAGGATAAGTCAATGCTGGATATTAAAGAACCATCACTCTCTTTTTTTATTAGAAAGTGTCCGATGACTGCTCCAGCCACTGCAAAAGCGTTAGCAGGAAAGTAAAAAATCATCTGGCCGACAACCGCCCCTGAAATTGTTGTTCCAGAAACAACTAGCGGTGTCCCGTCAGCGTTTGTCTGTGCCCACTCTACTGTATAGCCATCCAATGCCAGTGGCTGACCACTTTGTTGGAACCAGATGGGTAAGGGGCGTCTATTATCCCCTTGCCTAGCAAACAGATAATCTCCTATTGGCTTAATAGTCGGTTGTTGTGTTGCCAAATCAACTATCATATATTTTGATTCGTTCATGTTATCTCCTTTGTATTGTATTGATGGTGCCTAATAAAACATTGGTATTAGTCTCAAATTTATTCCAATATCGATTAAGCGTACATTTAAATTCCCCCGTATCAAATAGAGAATACCCTTGGTAGTCATCATAGTCTCTGCCTCTTAACCAACTCGTGCTGTCAAAAGTTTCAATATAATTATTAATAGTTCGATCTATCTTTTTAATTTCTTCTTGCAATGCAAACAGAAAATTTCTATCTAACTTATCATATTGGCTAAGGTCGGCAAAAATTTCTGAATGATATTTCAGACCATACATTTCAAGAAAGGAAACTATCTCACTAAATGATTTCTTTAAAATATTTAAATTTATTTGATAGTTTTTGATGATGTTCGATGAATCTAATCTATCTAAAACGATGTTGTTGAAATTATTTTCATTAGCAACAATCGGCTCACTAAGTTCCATAATTTGTGGTGTGCTGGTCATTAATAGCCCATTAAAAGTATGACTAGTGCTAGTTGTCCAATAGATTAGTTTGTCTAATTCGTCGTCTTTTTCATACACTAAACAAAAATCGTCGGGAGTCGTCTCTATCCTGTTTTTAAAAGAATATCCATAGACTTCAATCAATAATTCTTGTAATTGATTGCCCACTAAATTGAAAGCCGGCTTTTCTCCTTTAACTACACCCGTGTCATAGTAATTGCCTTGCAAAGACCAAGTTTTATCTGAATTATCCATAGTAAAATAAACAATATGTTCTACGCCCAACATATCTAATAAAAAAATTTGTCTAAGTGTATAATCCGACTGCTGTTGTCTAGAATATGAACCGTTAAAATTATTGGGTGATCCATAACCAAATTCAGTAACAGAAACGCTCAACCCCGTTGATTTTAAGGTGTTCAAAAACTCCGTTTCTGACGGTAGCGATAACATTAATTCCGGATTGCCTTTTTGATATGGATGATAACTAACGTGCGTTCCGTGTGTCAACATACCTTTAGCAATAGCTTTATTAGCATTGGCAACATATACAGGGTTCCCCGGGCCGTTGAAGTCACCGTTGATAAACTCAGCTTTCGAATTAAAGGCAACGCTTAGTTGATTAATTAAAAAATTAATATTCATAATATCATTAATAACGTCATCACTAATGGGTTGATTCATCCAAAAATGATTACCACTAAACGCTTCATCTACCGCTTCAAAAACCACCGCTTTATTTCTTAAATGAGTAATTGTTTCAGTAACTAATTTATTAAAGTTTTGTAACGCTGTTTGATAGTCAGGCGGCGTTTTGTAACCATCAAAAGTAGCAAAGAAAGGAATTATAACTTTAAAACCATTAGCCAAGGCTGAATTTATTGCATAATCTAGTCGGTCAAAATTAAAACTACCATCCGGATTTATATTGGCTTCCCAATAGCCATAGCCTATTCTGATCCAATTAATCGGTAAACGTGACATCATTTGCATGTCATAATCCCAATTACTTTTAAATTTTTCATAATCGATATTATTGTTGAAATACATACCATAATCATTTACGCCAAGTTTATCCGTTAGTGCTGTCATTTTTTGCCTCCTTTTCTGTTGTTAATTTACCGTCATCATCAGCTTTGACATTAAACACCGTGCCATTAGGTGACAGTAATTGTAGCCCACCTGACAACTTAGTTTGACCTTCATAAGTCTTATCACCTTTAATCGTTTCATCATATTGATTAGTTGGTGCTGTGTACTTAATACCATTGATTAGTAATGCACCATCATCATCGAACGACAAATCGTATTTTGTACCTTTTGGCGATTCAAAAAACAAGTTAGGTAAAACTAAGTCATCAAAGTCAGTAGACTTAAAATGAAAACCGTCTGGAGTAATCAAGATTCGCAAACTATCAGTAGTTCCATCTGGCATTATTCCTACCCCAAAATTACCAACTCCTGTTTTACCATTTGTAATCGTTGGTCTAACCTGTTGTGACATCTTTACCTCCATATTCGTACCAGATTCCATCTTGTGAAATCACATTCAATTTAGCATTTGCGTCCTTAATTGCTTTAGCTAGTGCAGCACTATTTTGTTTAGCTTGATTAAGCTGTTGCTTGTTACTTCGCTGAAAATCCAATACTGTCTTAGCGTTACTATTCAGAGTAATTGATGGCTTCTTGATTTGAATCTAATGGATAGTAACTATATGACAACACCATCACATCTGTTACAAAACCGGTGTCAAGTATTTCTAAACGCCTGACTTCCCCTGGTATTGGTACATCTGTATCTAAATAATCAAGAGTAATTGATATGGACGGCTCTTTGATAAATGTAGCCTTAGCAGCATTATCAGCGGCGCTAACATCATGAAATATTTCATCACTAAAATCTCCACCATCCCACACGCCATACTCACTAATCGAAGTGTCATCTTTCACAATATGTGGTTGAAAATAAACCGAACCATCATCTTTTTTTGTACTAATAACCGTTAATTGATTAATGATACTGGTTGAATCATAAGTAATTGCGACATTATCAGAGTTGTAACCATAACCTAGTCGATTGCCTAAATTAGTAGCAAAGTTGTCCTTGTCATAGACAACAATTTTTTTGTTATCCGGATAAATATAAGCGTCTGGCCAAGTTGAAATAATTTGACTTAGCCCATCAAAAGCATTGTTACCACCTAAATCAGTAATTTGCTTTTTTGCAAAGTTTCCTTTTACATCAAACGAGTAACCAAAGCTGTTATTACTCAAATAAAAAGACAGTACATCGCTGACCGAATAAGTTAGTGTACCGTCTTTTTTATTATGTTGAAATATCTTTCTCGCATCCAGATAGATATGTGTTGCTGTAACTGCAACCGTGTTGTACCTGCCTGAATAATTTGGAACACTTTGCTTAATGACAAATTGTTGTCCTTGCCACGTGATGGTATTTTCAGAAACTAACAAAGCATAAGCAATACTATTATCGCTGTAAGCTGTGAACGTAATCTGATAGGTACTATTATTTTCCCAACTAACATTAAACGTTGGTTTAATTAGCGATTGAAGCGGTTCGTTTAGGGTGCCGTCACGCTTCATCACCGTTACTACTTGACTAGTCAATATAAATAAACGGGAAACTAAAAGTAGTTGTATGACTGGTAGCACCCGATACCGTAATGTCATTCCAACCTTTTTCTAGTTTAATGTACCCAAAGTTGGTATTTTGTGAAGCTGGATTACCATTTAGAGTTGTTGATAAACCGTTTAAAACCAAGTTGTCACTTGATTGGATTGCCCTATTATATTGATAATTGGTTCCGTTGGTGTTGTTCGTGATCTGGCATGAGTTGCCCGAAAACTGAATCAGTAACATCAAGTCGTGTCGCTGATAATAGGGGTCAATCGCAATATCACTAGGATTATAAATTTTAAAATGATTAGCGGTTTTTTGATATACCGGCTTTTCATTCAACTTAAAGTTCATACCAAATGATGTATGATCTACATCAATTTCATCACTTCTAACTAATGAATATTTATATCCACTTGGTATTTCAAATTGAATCGAAAACAAAGAATCATCATAGCCATCAGCAATGAATTTAATTTCAAACGTTGTTGGTCTACCATACATGATTTTTTGCAAATCAATATCAGTTCTAAATCTGCATAACTCTCTATCGCCAAACAATTGATAAATTTCGTGACGTAACAATTTCTGATCATAATAATCTCTTGAATGTAATAAAAAATTAGCAGCGAAAACTAACTTCCCGAAAGTTGTTCCTGTAAAGCGACTGCCATCTCTAGTTGCATCATCTTGGTAGCTATTATTGAACGTTGGCGTTGAATCACCACCCATGTATTCAACATTGGGTAGTCTTTCCGTCAAGTCAAACTCATCTTGCCCTTTCAATTTTATTAAAAATGTTGGTTTGATAGTATCACCTCCTATGCAAGTGATTGATAACCACGTAGGTTAACGTCACTGGCTTGTTTTTTATACAAGTCATTTTTATCAAGAGCTACGTTTACAGGCACTGGATTACCTTGGCCTTGAACAAGTTGAGTTAATAATTCTACAGCTTGTTTGAGTTGGTTAATCACATCTGAATTATCACTAGTAGCACTAGAACCTGTAAGCCCATCTCTAGATGCCATTGCAACTGCTGTTTTGCCAAGTAACTCAAAACCACGAGATGACTTGATACCTGACAACGGGATAATCATTTCTGGCTTATTACCTTCACCAATTTCAGCAATCTGATGCTTCGTAATCAAACCACCGTTAGCGTATCCATGACCATGGCCTAGGAATGATAAATCATTACCATAAGTCTTTTTAGCATAGTTCAATCCAGCTAGTAATGAATCATATCCATTGAATGGGTTATTATGCCCTGGAAACTTATTGGCATCAAATGTAGATGTTATAACCTGCATCAACCCTTTAGCTAAATCACCAGTCTTATTGTTAATATCACCAATGTTACCCTGTACAGCCTTTTCGTTACCACCTGATTCAGTTTGAATCTGACGTAGCACCTTATTAACCATGCCTGAACTTGTTGAAAGTCCGTTAGCCTTTAGGGCATCTACAACTTGTGAACGCCAACGTGAAACACCTGCGCCACTTGGTGCGCCTTTACCTCCGCCACCATCACCAGTGTTAGAGTTGTTGCTTGATATAAGCTTCTTTAGAAAGTTACCTATACCCTTGATACTTTCGTCTACCATACCTTTAGATGAGGCATGCCCTACATCACCAACTTCTGGTATTGAGTTAACGTCAAAGGCTTTAGTAGCAATATCTGTAAGACTCTTGATAGGGTCTGTAATCTTAGATAAGGCATCACTAGCTGCATCTGAAACATCGTCCCATATATTGCTAGCACCCTTAGTAACTGAACTAATGAATGACTCTAGGCTAGAAGTACCCTTAGCGTATCCTGGTAATGTCTTTCCTAATCCACCTTGGAACAACTTAGCTGTGTCTCTAGCATTCAGAATCTTGTCACCAGGGTTAAGATTAACAACCTGAGCACCATTGTGACCCAATAGGTCTATCTTGCCTGAATACGGTGAATAACGGGCTTCAATACCTGCTTCACCTACTAAGGTTTGACCACCTGATGCGCCATCAGTACCTGTTGCATAGGCTGGCATACCCATAGGCGTGTAGCTGTAGTTACCCTTAGTAACATCAACACCTTTAACACCGAACCCTTTAACAAGTCCGTTGAAAAATTGTCCTATGTTGCTCCAGATACTGTTAGTACCCTTACCTTGCTTAGAAGCAGCCTCCATTGAGCTATTAGCTTGTGATACAGCATGACTAACAACCCCGTGTGACTGTTCCTTAGCAGCATTCTTAGAATCATCACGTTGTTTACGTGCTTTATCTACAACATCATCACGTTGCTTTGTTGCTGATTTAAGGGTTCCGTTATACTGGTCTACTGACTTGTTGATAACGTCTTCTTTTTGCTTATTAGCTTTGTCAACAACATCTTTATGCTGGTCTTTAGCCTTACCAAGTACATCATTGTGTTGCTTTGATGCTTGCTTGACTGTGCCATTGTATTGGTCTACAGCGTGGTCAATGGATTTCGCTTTTTGGTGGTTAGCTTCATCAGTAACCTTTTTACGCTGTTCCTGTGCCCACTTGCTGTTACCCTTATACTGGTTTTCTGCAGCCTTTACAGTGGCATCGTATTGCTTGTTGGCACTCTTTTCAGCTGCTTTGTACTGGTTTTCAGCTGCTTTCTTAACGTTTTCGTACTGGTCGTCTGCAGCTTTCTTAACGTGCTTATACTCTTTGTCTGCGGAATCTTTAACCTTGTTATATTGCTTTTCAGCTGCATTAGTTACTGAGTTATATTGCTTATCTGCAGCATTTTTAGCAGCCTTGTACTTCTTATCAGCATTTTCTTTAACAGTGTTATATTCTTTTTGACTCTTGTTAAGTAAGTCTTGTAGCTCTTTGTTAGTGAGCTTACCCTTAGCATCGACAAGCTTGCTTAATATTTCTTTTTGTTTGTTGCTGGATACCTCTATTTTTTGAGTAGCTGTACCATGTGCTTTAGCCTCTTCTAAGGATGTTTTAGTAGCATTTTTAACCGTGAGGTCATTAATAGCTTTCTTTTTGTTTTGGTCATCCTTTTCTAAGACTTGTTCTTTCTTTTTTTGGTCTTGTTTAACTTGATATGACTTAGCACCATATAGTGCTGCATCATTGGCTATTTTTGTATCCCATGACTTGGTATCATCACGCTTTTTCTTGTTAAAAGACTCTTCTAACTTCTGGCGTTGGGTTGCATAATACTTTGATAGGGTAGTACGGTCTTCCTGGCTAAGCTTTTCAACTCTCTTACCTTTATCGGCTTGCTGTTGAATATCCTTTAGTCTTTTTTCATACTCTTCCTTAGACATTAATCCGTTTTTTCTTAACAGTTTAATATCAGCTAAATCTCTTTCAGCCTTTTTGTTATAGTACTTCTTAGAAGCCTTGTCTAACTCTTTATAAGCTGACTTAATATCTAGCTTAGGTGCCTTAATCTTTATTTCTGGTTGCTTTTTAAAGGCATCCTTAAAGGCATTATGGAACTTACTTACTATCTTTTCAGCTGTCTTAGTGCTTCCTAAAGCATCACCAATAGAAGCACCAAGTAGACCACCAGCTACTGTACCTGCTCCTGGTATTACTGAACCAAGTACAGCGCCAATTGTTCCACCTATGGCTGTTCCAGATACTTTACCAGCGGCCTTAATCTTGTCCTGTGACTTGTTAGAAGTCATAGCCTTGTATAGAGAATCACCAACATCAAACGCTGTTATTGCAGCTGATATTGGGGCTACTACCTTACTAGCAACCTGACCACCAATAGAAGCAACCTTACCAAACTTAGATACTTTACCTGCTGTTGATATGGCACCGCCTGCACCTGCAGCTCTAGAGCCTATTGTGCCTGCCTCTGTGGCAACTGTTTTAGCAGTACCACCTACGCCACCGCCTGCTGATAAGGCGTTATTTTCCATCAGTACAGCGTTTTGCTCTTGGATTGCCTTAGTCTCAGCTTCAATACCAAGTACCTTAGCACCCCATTTAATGCCACTGGCTAAACCACTAAACGTATCTAGTACTGTGTTGGCTAGTTTAACTGCGCCATGCATACCCTTGAACGCTAGGTTAATAGCTATAATTGATTCAGCCATTATCTTAAACTGCTCTGGGTGTTTCTGAGCAAATTGTCCTAGGTCTTCTAGCAAAGGCATAGCTATCTTAAGGGTGTCACCCATAACACTAAAGCCTGTGCCTGATAAGTCCTTAGTTGCACTAAAGAACCCTATAATTGAATCCTTGTGCTTGGCAATGTAATCACCGAAACGCTCTATGTTCTTTGCCATGCCCTCTAGGGACTTGTTAGCAGCTTCAGTGAAGTCTTTTGCCTTGAACTCTTTACCGAATGCCTCTGTAATCGTGCTAAAGGCATGGGATATTGATTCACCTACTTTGTTAAACTCTTTTTCAGTCCTATCATCAGAAACCCACTTTGATATTGCTCCAAACAATGGGTTTTTAGCATTCATAATAGGATTAATCAAAGCCCCCGCTAATGCTTCACCACGGGCTGATATAACACGTTCCATACCTGATGCTGTCTGTAACATATTTTCACTGGCTGTCTTATACTTATCACCCAGTTCATTCATAACATTTTCAGCATCTTCGGCTGATATTTTACCTGCAGACATCTGAGCGCGTAACTCAGACATGGTCAGCTTCGTGTTATGTTGTGCTTCCTGTTCGAACTCTAACAGCTTTTCACCAAACATTGGCAACTGGTCGGTAATAACGTTGAAATCAACTAACTGCATCTTTGATGAGGTCATCATGTGGGTGAAGTTAAGACCTAAACGCTCTGTAGCCTCTGATGAAAGACCTATCGTATCAGCCATAGTCAGTACAGACTTAGTTAGCTGTTCTGTAGGCTCTTTTTGGTTAAAGACGTGGTAGAATTGCTGTTCAAGTTCGTTGGTTAGGTCTGTAGTCTGACCAAAAGCAGTAGATATGCTCTTGATACCTGATACCATTTCCTTAGACTTATCAGCATCACCTGTTAGAGTAGTCCAAGTGGCATCCATAACTTGCATTTGCTTGTTATATTCTATGGCACCTTGTACAGTCTCTGAAAGCTTTTCTTTCATCGTTTCAAAAGCATTATTAACAGCATTGGCTGCTAAGTTACCTAAGAACACTGACTTGAAATGACTAGACGTACTTGTTAATTTGTCATCTAATTCATTTAGCTTATTTTTAGCAGATGAGATACCTCTAGTCTCTGGCTTAATCTCTGTGTTATTGAAATGCTTAATATCAGAAGTAGTAGAAGCTAACTTAGCCCCCATTTGTTCTACTCTGAGCTGTTACCTCTTATAGGCATCTGAATTTTTATCGCCCGATTCAGCTAACTTACCAAGTTCTGTCTTTTGGATGGATAACTGCTCTGTGTAATTCTTTTGAACGTTCTTAAGATTTTCAAGCTTAACTTTATTAGCTTCATCTTCACGACCTTCTGCCTTTAATTTCTGAACCCTAGCTTCAGTTAGATCATTTCCGTGCTTTAATTCGTTATTGAGTTTAGCTAATCCTGATTCTTGATAGGTATAAGCTTGTTTAGCTTTTTCAAGTTGCCCGTTATAAGAAGCATATTGACGTTCTGCTTTAGCCAGCTCATTATTAAGGTATTGCTGTAAATCTTGTCCTTTCTTGGTGCTTGTGTTTACATTATCCAAACCACTTTTAAGGGCTTCTAGTTTAGTCTTTTGGGCTTCTAAGGTACTTTGCAGTCCTTCGTATTTAGCTTTGGAGGAGCTAACCGCATCTCCTGAAGCCTTATACTGATTTTCCAATATTTTAGCTTCAGCGCTACTATTCTTAACTTCACGCGTTAATTCTTTTAAGGCTTGTGAGGCACTGTTTGAATCAAGCGTTAAATTAGTAGCCATTTCATTAACAATTTGTTTAGCCATTGTTTACCTCCTTTCTAAATAGATTGTTCTGCTGTATCTGGATCAATTCCTAGTGACTTCATGAACTACGAGCCAGTCATTGGCCTTTCTTCTTGACTTTGAGCACTCAATACTTCATTCAAACGATAAAAATTTTCTTGTTCAAATTCAGATGGTAATATGTGCAGGTTTGTCAAAACATTTTGTTCGTTATAATCAAAATCTTTTATGGCTGTGTCGAGTGCATCAAATTTTTCTCTTAGGCTTCTAAACCCACTTCTTCTTCAGTCGCCTCAACTGTTTCAATACCTAAAATTTCCGCGCTAATTTTATTAGCTAAATCAACAGTTTCGTTAAATGTCATATCATCAATCTTCTTTGCTTGTGCCGATGTCAAACGGAGGGTATCTGTGACATATGAAATTGTTTCATCTTGAGTAGCTAACATCGAATCTAGCATTTCTTCAATAGCCTCTTCACTATCTCCTCTTGTTGCTTGGTTAATACTCATCTTCACTTGTGTTCTTTGGAATTTCCAAGTGTCACGTACAACTTTGTTAGTTGGCTCCACTTCGATTGCTTTTTTGATTCCCAATTCTTTTGCAACATTAATTTTTACTGACATGATTTTTTTCTCCTAATATATTTGTTTTGGAGCCTCGTTTTGAGACATAATAAAAAGCCGCTTAGCGGCTTGTGAATTTATACACCCAGTCCTGGTACGACCGTCTTGAAGACATCTGCCAACATAGCTGAATTATCGAATTTTGGTGCTGAACTAAAGAAGTACTTACCAAATCCATCATCACCACGTTCCAATCCCGCAATAGTAATCGCATCAGTGGCACGATTGTCATTGGTATTGTTACTTGTCAAAGTATGACTAGCTTCTGATGCCGTACCCATATACATACCAATATATAAAGGCTTGTTAATATCAAATGATTCAGCTGATTCAGCCAAAAATGCAACTCTGTTATTAGGGTCTGCCTTACCTGTAATAGTGAAACCACCCTTACCATCGGATGGCATTCCAAGCACAGCCATTTTAATTTCATTTGGCAACGCATTGATAGTAAGCACTGTTTGAGCATTACCCTTACCAGCTGACTTGTAAACTAATTTGTTGTTACCGAAAATATCAGTAGTCGAACCAAACAAATTCGTTAGTGCAACAGAAGCAACACCGAGTGAATTATCAACTGTTACATCAAAAATACCAGTTTTATCTGTTGTTGCCTTATCTGTGTATTTGTAGATTCCGTTAGCGCCGGTTAAAACGCCACCCTTCTTATCTACTAGCGCTATTTTAGCGCCCGCAATTCCTAATGTTGCCATGTATTATTTCTCCTTTATAACTTTGTGTCGTGTAACTTGAATAGTTTGATAATCCTGTTCAGTATCTGGGTCAGTTTGACGACCCTTAATATCATTGACCGTGTAACCTTTAGAAGTTAAGAACTTCATCAATTCAATTTCTACTTCGTCATAATCCAAATCACTATCTAGTGAATAATAGATTTGAATAATGACATTTTGTTCAATGGTATTGAATGTGTCGTTACCATAACTACCAAGATTACTATATGCATCCCTAATTAAAAGAGATGTCTGATTAGCAGGCGCCTCTTTGGGAATTAACTTAGGATAAATACCGTCTGTCCAAGTTACATGTTCTTTAATTAAATTGAAGGTATCCATTACTACTGTCATGAACTACCTCGTTTCTTTTCTTGTATTTTTTTTAGCACTTTCGATTGTGCTTCTAAAACTTCTTTTTGCGATTTATCTCTGGCATTGTCAATGAAGCTATCTCCTTGAATAAATCGTGTACCATCATTCAGGAAGTGTGCGATACGAGCATGATTGGCATCCTTTTTAGTGAATCCAACCGCTGTGCTGCCATCTGACTTAGTTCCATCTAAGTTACCAACATCTACGCTATCAGCCAAGTGGGTCATTTTACCAATTTCACGATTAGCGTTGTAGTGACCAGCATTTTTTGTAGCCTGCTTCAAGTTTTTAGCAAGTACATCTGCACCGGCTTGTGTAATTTCTTCACGTTCTTCAATCGTCAAGTTAACAACACCGCCTATTTCTTGCAACATTTCATCAAGCTGTTCAGATAAATCAGCCATTTCCGCTCACCACCTTTAGTGATACTAGATCATACGTAATGTAATTATTGGTGTCATCAAAGCTTACATCTTCAACTTTATAATGCACACCTCGATAAAAAACACCCATCCCCCTCACAATTCGTTCATCATGGCGTACACCTATCAGAACCGTATCGCTGAAAGTTGTTCCAGCTATTTGATACTGTTGTGACATGCTACGACGTTTCGTGCCAGCTTTTTTGACAAATAACGTCTGATAATCTTTTTTAGGATTACCGTTAATAGGATTTGAAGTTGTTTTATAAGTTTCAAAGGTCGCCGTATGAATTAGGTCACTTGGTTTGAACAGTTGTGCCATTTGAACCCCCTAACCTTGCCTGTAAATGAGTAATCATGATTGTAACAACATGTGGCATTCCACTGCTTAGAGAGCGATCATAGTACAAAGCAGTTGCCAATGATGATACGGCTGCGTCAAACAATGGATATTTAGCATACTCATCATCAGTTAGATTGTAATTAACTGATGACTTAACCAAATCGCTAGCTTGGCCAATCAAAGTATTAACGGTGGCGCTCTCTGATTCAGATTCGTCAATATTTAGACTAGCCATTAATTGTGATGCAGTTACTGTCAAAATTGCCTCCTTTCTAGGTAACAAAATAAAACTTTTTTAGTAACAAAATACATATTCTTAAGCATAAAAGGTAACATTTTATTTTTGTCATGTGAAATAATTCACCAAAAAGTAACGTTTTTTTGTTACTTTTCAAGAAAAAATGTTACCTCTATCAGACCTTATTTTTCAATGGTCTAGGTACAAAAGGTAACAAAGTAACAAAATATATTATTATATTATATATATAGATTATTACAAGGTTTAAAAGTGACTTTTGGTTACTAAAAAAGTTACCCGCCCATTTTCATGCACTGTTTATTTCCTAAGCGAGTTAAAGATTGAATTATTTACCAGGTGCAAAATTCAACGTCAACAATTTACCTGCATCTGTATCTGCAACTTTAGCATCATCACGAATAACTAATTGAAGCTTTTCACCATAGACATCATTATCAGTCCACTTTGCACGTAAGTCCTTAAACAGTGGAACAATAGTAAATGACTTTACGTCACCAACAAAGACAACTTTATCGCCATCTTTAGTACCTAATACTTTGTCTTCAACAACGTAGACAGGAGAACCAAGCAATTGCTTACCAGATGGTGAACTAATTGAATCTTGCAATAGGTAACGTCCTTCGTTATCCTTCAACGTATCAAAGACATCAAATGCTGACTTAGTGGCAACGATTGAAATATTACCGTACTTGAAAAGTGCGTTCTTGGTTTTCTTGACGTCATCAAATGACGTTACGGTAGCAGGCGTTGCCTGTTTAAGCACACCAGCAATGTCTTTAACCAAAGTATTGTCACGGATTCGTGTAGCGTAATCACCGATTAACGTATCAACATTAACATCAGCATCTGCGTCATCAATAAATTCTTGTGATACTGGAATATAACCACGCTTAGTGACAAGCTTGTAATCAACACCTGTCAATTGCAACTTCGCAATTTGTGTATTCTCTGCCAATTCTTCGGCAGTAGCTAGAACAATATCTGTAGCGCTCATAATAGGAACTGTACCAGCTGGGGCTGAAACAGAAATAACGTTGGCCAAAGAAATCAAAGAGTTCGTATTGGCTGGTCGTTCGATTGGTTTCAAAATGTCATGTGGAATAGCGAGTGAGTTATCACTAGCAGTTGTTCCACCTACGATTGACAAATCACGCTTCAAAAACTTTTGGAAGTTTGATCGTTCAGTTACTGGTTCGTTCTTAATTACTTTAGGCATTGCATCCCTCTTTTCTGTATTTTCTTTTACTGACGAGCGTTCTTCTGACTCATCAGATTGTTCTTCAACGTCATCATCACGTTTTTCTTTTGATGACGTTTTCTTGTCGTCTGGCTTTTCATCTGGCTTTTCGTCAGACGGCTTATCTTTCTTGTCATCAGCAGGTTCCGCTTGTGCCGCATCACGTTCTTCCAACACTTTTTTAACAGCATTGACAATCTTTTCTTCGTCCATAATTTCCTTGTCCTTTCGTGCTTCATCTAGTGACCTTTTAACAGACACCGATGTATCTTGATAAGCGGGGTTGGGGGTAATTGTGATTTCAACAACATCACCAATTTGATTAACAACGTGAACCGCTGTGTCTCCTTGGTCAAATATCCAATCATCACCATCTTCTGGAATAGTAAAGCCAAAAGACATGCCTTTCAGATTTCCCGCTAAGATATCTTGGTAAACATCATTAGCTAAACTTGTATCAGCAAGAGTAGCAACAAAAAATAGACCCGTTTCATCAACCGTTAAGATCAAATTACCAGAATCTACTCTGGCTAAAATACTGTTATTCTCATGGCCATAAATTAGCTGTACTGCTGATAAATCAACGCCATCTAGAGCATTCGGCTTGATAACTTCTATGAATCCACCCAAATCAACGCTTTCAGTGTTGAAAAGCACCGCATAACCTTGAATTTGCTTTGGATCATCGCTATTGTCTCGCTGAACCACATGAATATCGCCCTGAATAGAGCGAATTTCTTTGCCCATATTATATAATTCCTTTCTTTTTTAGTTCACTATTAGCGTCTTCTGGCGAAACAATCTGATTAGATACCAAGTTTTGATAGCGTGTTAGCATCACATCATCAGTCGGAACGGACGCTAAATTGACATTTGAGTCAAGTTTTAGTGCTATTTCGTACTGAATCGCATTTTTATAACGCATAAGTGACTTTTGGTACTGCTCTTGAACCATTTGAATTGATGATTGACTATCACCGTCACCGTTCAACATGGCTTCGTTGATACCAAACGCTTTAGATATTTGTGTTTTAGTCAAGTTTACGTTCTCTAGAAACGATGCAACTTCAGGACTAATCCCCAATATATCCAAATCAGCGCTGGCATCTAACACAATTGGTTTACCAGAGTTATCTCCAGTGGTTGAATCAATGAAACCATCACGAATATTATCTTTAGCACCCTTATCTAGCTGTGCTTCAGGTACTTTAATAGCGACACCAGGGTTTATGCCGTTTTTCAAAGTTGACTTTGTTAGCTCGTTACTTAATCCTTGAATGCTTAATTCAGGTACTAAGCTTAACAATGGACTACTACCAAAAAAGCGATTATTTTCATCAGAGCCAACGGTAATTAGTTTGAAGTGCAACATTTCACTGCTTGAATAATAGGTTTCTGGTCTATTATCGTCATACTTAACATCGTAAGTAATATCAGTTGAGCCATCTTCAACAGTAATACTCGAAACTTGATAATCTTGTAGTAATTCAAGTCCCAACAAGGTATTTCCATCAGGTGATTTGTTAATTGTCACATAGGCATTGCCATATAAGAGCATTTGAGCAACAACAGACTGCCAAAAGTTGAATGAATTAATAAACTTGTGTGGCTTATTTAGCACATTAATAACAGTCGAATCAGACGTGGACTGCATACTAGCCACGTCACTACTGATTAAACTAACCGTAGAATAAATATCACTGTTAGTCATAGCGTTACTTGCACTTAATACACCAGTTGGAATAATCGTATTTCCGTATAATCTACCAACGATCATACCTGTTGTCGGAGCACGAGTTGAACTTCGGGTGAAAAAATCTTTTAATCCCATGAATTATTTTCCTTTCTTGACACAAAATAAAAACGGCTCTAGAAACTAAAGTCGTTTTTAAACCATGTATTGATTTGTTCTGCCGATTGGTTACCAAATACTGATTTGTTAGCTTTCTCGGCATGACCATTGAAGTTTTCCCAATGTAGCACTGCCTCACTCATACTGTCAATGATTGCATCGACAGTATCAATTTTGAGTGTAGCTTTTTTCTTATCCACCGCCACACTATTGTTGTCTTCACGAAGAATGGCGTGAAATAATGATGCTTGCATAATTGGGTCATCTTGATATTTAACACGTTTCTGTGTGAATACCTTTCTAGTCGCCGCTGTTGGCTCTGATATTTTTAAGAAGTCCTGACCAAGCGGTACTAATGGAATATCTGTATTTGTATCAAGTTGTTGAATGAATTTATTAACACGCCACTTATCGTAAATAAAGAATATGACGTTTAAATCATGTTCATCTACAAAATTCATAAACCAATCATAAACATCATCTAAATCAACATCCCCGGTTGCTAAACTACTGATACTTGCAAAGCCCATTTTTTCAGCAGTCCTGTATGGAATACCGTCCTGTTTTTCTTTCAGGCCAATGTTACCATTAACGGCAGCCGTTGGTATAAATGAATGTTGATATAAATAATGCATGTGCGTACCTACATCGTCTTCATACGGAAAGTTGAATATTAGTGAAGTGTTGTCACTGGCGATACTATAATCAAAGCCAACATACACATCTCTGCCGTCAATATCAAATTCCATATCAGTAACAGCGCCCTCAATATCATCAATATCAAGGAACTTCTTAGCCTTATCGACTGTCCAAAAGTTCATGTTACGTGTGTAAAAGTCTTGAATCGTACCATCAGCCATCTTATTATCACGTTCAGATTTCATAGACAAGAGCATTGAGTCGTGTTTATCTTTTAATCCAAGGATAGGATTAGATTTAATCCACGTTTCAGGTTCTTCAACTTCTTTCAACGAGTCTTGTTCCCAAACCAATAACAGGAAGTCATCACGTTCACGTAGATAATCCTTTTCAATGTTTTCAGTCATGGCTAGTTGGTCAGTTCTGAACTTAACATTGGCGTCATTATAAGCTGTCGATATTTGAATTAGCTGATGATTAGTGACTTGCATCATTCCAGATGTAATTTTACCAGTTACGTTCTCATCTTTTCGGCTATCACCTGATTCATCTTCAACACCTAAACGAATATGGAATGAATCAACCTGACCAGCCAAGTTTGACATCTTGATTATTTTTGAACGATTCTTTTTTGATCTAATTGACATTTCCTGAATCGCTATGTCATCATCTTTAAACTTCTTACTAAAGTATTCAGATGATTTCAAACGATTCGCTGTTAACATCAAATAGTTCCAGCCCTTATTGGTTTGTTCTGATGTGATGCTTGAATAAAGATAATCTTGGTTATACTGACCATCGCCTTCTACCAAATAAGCGTACAACATCAAGATATTGACAATGTAAGTCTTACCATTCGTACGTGCGATTGATAGCAACACACGATTATAACGTTTCTGATTATCTTCTCGTTTCCAACCGACACTCAACGCTAATATCATTTGTTGCCATTCCATCAAAGGCAATGGTTGACCGGTATCAACATCAGGACAAATCATAGAAAATGCAAGAATAAGCTTAACTTGATTTAAATCGTAGTGATAAGGAAAATCTTTATCGTTAGTTTCAACACGTTTTAAATCTCTGATATGTCTAAACGCTGCTAAACGTATTTTGTACCCAGCTATTTCTTCACCAGATAAAACTTTTCTAGCATAGCTTGTAGCTGGATCACGATACTTTTTAAACACGTCATCATAATCAGATTCACGATAACTATTTTCAAGAGTGACACCTTTTTTAGTTAAATCTATTTTTTTAACTTTCATCACCCCCTTTAAAATTTAATATCTTGCGCTAGTTCTGAAAAAGACTTGCCATCATGCTCATCACTTGAATCAATAATGAGTTTTTGCAGTTGAACTTGAGAAGATGGTGTCAAACCTAAATCGCTTGCAAGCCCTCTCAAATTTTTAACCGCATTTTCGTAGGTTGTCACAGATGGATTCTTTTTTCCTGTTGATTCATCTGTCATGCCATGCTCTACAATATCTTCATAAGCTTGTCTAGAGATACCGTAAGTCTGGCAATATGTCTCAACCACTGATTTACTAACGTTTGTAGTCCCTCTGGAAATTAAAAGTGGTACCAGACTTTCCCACATTGTTCTTGTATAGCCTTTCATATACCTTGGCGCAGTAAGTTGAAGCGGTGTTTTGTAGTCTGCCATTATTAATCTCCTTTCTGGTAAAATACGTTCATTAATTTTATGCTGAAACGTTGATATAAAGGCATTTGATAGCCCCAGAATCGTCAAAAACGAAAACTTTTGAAAAACACACAAATTAAAAGATGACTAATGTGTCACTGCTCTTTCGTTTAAGAGACATAGGCGGGGGTATTTTTAATTTTAAACTGTCAGCAGTGTAATTACACACAACAAACCTAAAACGCCTTAGAAACGATTTTAAGGCTGTTTATTGCGCAGTCGCATAATCTGTTTAATATACCATTGCTTGGTCATATGTTTCAGCTTGTTTATACCGTTTGGTCTGCTAATAGTCTGTTCTTCAATCATTGTCTTGATATTGTGACATTGATAGCACAACGTCCATAGATTGTCAGCTCTTAATCGTTCATCACTTGCTATCTTCAAAGGATGAATGTGGTCTACTATCTTCCTATCTGTCAGCACTTCACCACAGCATTGACATATACCCATGTCTCTTGCGTACACATAGTCACGCATTGCTATCCAACGTTTGTCATGATAGAACGCATTAGCTTCTGGGTCACGCTTGTAGTGATTGTAGTATCTATTACTGATACGCTTACTCGTGTCGCTTTGATAACGCTTGCCGTCCGCAATATGTTCGGAGCAATAGCGTTCACTCATCGGTATCTTATTGTGACAACCGAAGTGACCACAGTTATGAACTCTCATATCATTCTCCTAAACGTGCCACTCGGCAACTAAATAAAGTGTTCAACTTTCAATCTGTCATCATTGTACTCAAGTGCATACATCAATTTGTTTGCACCAACAAAGCCGTTCATCTCTTCCCACTCGTCTGTCTTCTTAGGCGTTGAGAATTGCCTGATAACCACGCCTTGTTTATCTTCTGTCTTCTCAAAGTGAAGATGACCAACATGTATTTCAGTAGTGCTTGCGATACCCCATAGATGTCGTTGCTCACTCGCCAATGTTTGACCTGGATTGCGTTTATTGACATCACCATGCTGTATCGAAATTAACACATGTCCTAACAGATAGGCTGTCCTATATTTGTTGTTGACATCTACCTGCGCTTGTTGAAAACGCTCTTTAACCCAAAGCATGAACATATAAGCCAAATCGAAATCATGATTACCGCCAACTGATTTAATCATCACTGTATTGGCGTTTTCTAGTGAAGCAACCACAACAGCTTGTAAAAACTGCATAGCTTCATCAACAGCCCGTGGCATTTCAACATCCTTCAAAATTGTTGACTTAACTGTTTCCGTAGTGTTGATTTTGTCAGAGTGCAGCATATCACCAATCATTTCTATCGAGATAGTGCGATAACCCTTTTTGATAACATCAATCAATTCAGCTAACTTGTCTTGAACATCTGCTAATTGTGTAACACCCCAATGCATATCGGTAATTGGTATCACGAGATTATGCTGACGTTCTGACTTGATAACTTGTTTGACCTTGATTGGTTTAATGTCACGTGTTAATACTTCAACTGCTCGCTTGATGTCATTATCAACTTTAGGCTTAACCGTAATCTTAGACTGATACAAATCAATCAAGCCATTCTCTTGGCTATTCTGTTGCCAGAAGTTGTTGCGTGCTGATACGATATCCCAATCATCAGGATTAAATCCATGCGCTCTCAATACGAACTCTGGGTCTTTAGCCTGTTCAGAAGTCATCTGTATTGGCGTAGATGATGTTGTGCTACCGTCCTTATTGATGACAATTTCAGTGCCACGCTTCACATCTTTGACTTTGTTCGTATTCTTTTTCAATTTGTCATATCTACTGCTAGTATGTCCTGTTGATAGGTATCGTGAAACAGTTCGTCTACTTAAATTGACACCAAATTCATCAAACAACTTTTGAGCTATTTTGCTAGATGACAAACCTTGCTTTCCTAACTCCGTAACTCTATTCTTATGTTCATCAGTCCATTTAATATTGGCCATCACTGTCACTTCCTATCGTCATAAAAGGCATCTTTGCGCTTGTCTGTATTCGACTTGCGTTTAGATGCCTTCTTGTGTTTCTTATTATATTTTTGTTGCTTGTCTAGCCTGCGGTAGATGTTTAATTCATCATCACTAGCGACAAGTCCATACTCGTCATCTATTTTCATAGTTTATCTCCAATAAAAAAGCACCCGTTAAGGTGCAAATATGTACGCAATCGCAGGCAAGCGACTGCTTTCATTGCAAAGGTATGATAATTTTCATTGACAATTTCGTGTTGAATTTTTTTCATAGCTGCTTATTTCATCAAACAGCTTGATAACACATCGTGTTACTTCTTATCAAATAACCCTTTGATTTTACCAATTATACCTTCAGCATTATCACCAATCATGTCTTTCAGCTTATCAAAGTTTTCGCCCAAATCTTCTTTGTGTTCTTCTATAAAATCTTTAGCTTTGTCGAGATTACCTTCACTCATCAATGACTTTACTTTTTCAACAATCTCATCTTTATTCATGGTCAGTTACCGTCCTTATTTTTTGGCGCATAGCCTAACTAAATAATACCACCAAACTAATTGACAGGGTAAGGATTTGCACCTTACATGATTGCTTTTCATGGGGACGTGCCCATCAATCTATGGTCATAGCGTCAACCTATTCCGCCACCTGTCATAATGATAGATATTCCAACCTATCGTATTTTTACATACACAGTGGCTTTTTCCGAAGCGTGTGTAACGTTGCTTTTAATGGATTAGCAATAACCCAGACACTATTTTGATTGTGAGTATTTTTTTAAGTCAAAGAAAAAAGCACCCTAAGATGCTTTTGTGATGACCCGTGCCATTCTTGCAATATATCATAACTTTTCAGGAGATTAGATATTTCTAGGTCACCACATGTTAAATGCTAGCACACAAAGTTACTCCTGTCACCAACATGTTATGTACGGTGTCTCACTCCTTTTAGTGAGAAAGAAGTTAAACAAAGTAAAATCGATAATGTTCTTGTGAGACACCATGAAAATAATATTAACATTGTTTTCTGTGAATTACTATACCGTTTTCAATATGATTGATAATTATCAACAATACAATTATCACATCATTTTTAGGTCGAAAACTATCTAAAAACTCGCATGTTTTTGCTACTCCGAGTTATCCACAGGTTGATAAGCAAACACCGACTTTCTATATATCTGCTTAATGTTCTGCAAATCTCTATGGCACTGGCTCTCTGATTTAGAAAGTATTCTGGCTACCTGACTCCAACTACGCTTGCGTCTACGATCATATCGCAAGGATAGCATGGCTCTTTCTTCCTCAGTGAGTATCTTCAAAAAGTTAGACATGCACCACTTGTCACGGATAAAGGACTGTAACGCATAGTCACTCTCTTCAATGATTATCTGATTATCCAGAACTCTGTTTTCTTTGTTTTGAGCAGTACCACCGCCTATATTTTCATCAATAGTTTCAGGTGTCTGCAATTCGATTTTACGTAGCTTAATTTGCATATCAATTACACCTGAATAATAGTCACTTAGGTATCTGTCTATTCTATCTGCCACACTCCGCTCCTCTTAATGATATAATTACCAAAAAATAAAAGGTCAATTTAATACATATGACACAACTTATACTTTACATTCTGATATATTCAATGATTTTTTTCTTATTAATTACTTTAATAATTGGATTTCTTATCCATAGTCACGGTACCAAAATTATTTCGGTATTTGGTATTTTCATACAAGTATTAATACTAGCCTATCTACACTTATAAAAAAGTATTTCAATGACTGTGAATTTCTTGTGCCATTCGTTCATGTTAGTCACCTTATAAATCAAAACCAAATGCTGCGTTCATGCTGTAATCATCTTGATATTCATTTTGACCATCAAGAAATCCCAAAGAATAATCATCTTTTGATATTTCTGGAACTTTAAGCAACCGTTGCTTTCTTATATCGTCAGCCCTGTTTGTTCCCAGTGTCAACATTTCGATTTGTGCCGCCGCATATCCATCTACGTAACCAGCTTTGTAATAATTGATAGTTTCTTTCGTCATTTTTCGTTGGCAGAAAAGGCATTTACTATACCCTTTGTTAACTCTACGTTTTAAGCATGATTGGCACCATTCGTCATTTCCCACTCGTTTTGGTTTTTTCACGCTAATCACCCTTCCTCATAAATACATAAAACATAGCTGCATCAAGACCAAATATAATTACGTATGTCACTGCTAATTCAAAATTGATAACCATGAACACTCCCGCGATAACGCTAATTAGCATTAGCAAGATAGATATTGTTAGTCCTGTGATTTGTAGTTTTCTCATAAAATTACCTTACCTTTATTAATTTCATAACCCATTTCTTTGGCATAACCATATATCGATGATTCGTTACAGCCAGATTGTTTAGCGATTTCATGAACGTCTGTAACGCCAGCTTTCGTCAACTGTTTAAACTTCACTACTCGTTTTTGCTTGGCTTCTGACGGCGTTTCTTCTGGCGCTTCCACGAGCCCTTTTTCAATTAACTTTCTGCGCTTGGCATATATTTGAACAGTGGTTTTACCAATCGCGTTCGAAATTGCCCTGAATTCTTTACCTTCATCGAGCATAGAAATTAATGTTTCCGTTTGTTTATCGCTCCAGTGGCTTGAATTTTCACCGCCTGGTTCTATTTTTAATTTTGACTGCATCCACTCGGCAGCCATATCAAATCCGAATTTTCTTTCCTTGTCACAAAATTCAGCTGCATAGTTCGTCATTATTATTTCTCCAGTTCGTATATCTCCAATCGCGGGTTATCTTTGTCGATATAAAAATCATGATCATATCCTTTGATGTGTTTGATATTGTCGTTCCCTAAAAACGTCACCCCTCGAACATTAGCCTTTTGCATGCCATCAAATATGAATTTTTTTATGAAATCCCAATTATCAGGGTCAATTCGTCCGTCTGCTAAGTACCAGTCAAATTTCAACTTGCAAGGCCAGTCGAACATAATGCCATCTACCATCGCTTGCTCGACTATGCGTTTGGCATATAGAGTACCCATCTTTTTAAGTTTAGAACCCGAATATTTATTCGTTCTTTCTGCATTTATATACTTGTTTAAAGTTTTGTCTCGATACTGCTCGATATTGAAACAAATTTTATTTTCATTCATCTTCTGACTCGACCATTTCTAACCGCCCTTTTGTTTGGTATTTCTTTTCAGATACAAATCTATTGATATATGCCGGTCGTGTCATGAACATTAAATGGTCAAATGTTTTACCTGTCTTTCTAGCAATTTCTCTAGGTGTCCCCTCTGCAATAAATTCATCACCTTTGTACAATGCCCAAATTCTTTCTGCTTTTGGCTTTATCTTTGTTACCATAGTCCTTCCTTTTCATTTACTCTCACGTCCACAGAAACCGTCCTATTTGACATTTTAAATGTGGTTTAGTGTATTTATACCTATTTATACCTAAACATCGTTTAACGTCTTAAAACGTTATTTACTGCCTATCTAGTGTTTAATCTGTGAACCTCTGCTATTTCATCATTTATCACAATTCCGTTAATGTGGAACTGTTTCATGAACTTACTTTCGTCAGTGTGGAACATTTGGTGGTGCTCCCTACACAACTGAACAGCTTTTCGTCCTAGATGATTCACAACACGTCTATCACTACCCATACCGACTCGTGAGCCATCTAAATGGTGCAGGTCACTCGGTCTCTTGCCACATATCACACAACACTTGTTCATCAGACACTGATATTCCCAATGCGCTATTTCCTGCGGTTCTAGCTCATTCAATGGTTTCACGCTCAAAGCAATGTCGTGAAGCGCTGCGTAATCTAACAGCATGTTGATGAACTCGTTTGTGTCCGAATTGTTGCCCTTGACTGCGCTCAGACTAAATTCGCCAAAGTCTAAACCGTGGTAATACTCGTACATACCGTAAAAGTGCCTTCTCGTGCTTTCTACAGTCTCTAACCACGCTCCACCTACTTGTGACAACCAAATGTCATTGAGCAGTGCAAACGCAAATCTACGCTGTTTTGGTGTCGGCTCATTATCATCACTAGCTATCACTGACAGAACTTGTTGCTGATTAGTTGTGTGATACTTCTGCAATGTGCGCAAATCATCATCGCTCATTCGCAATGTGACTAACCCTTTGTTTGGATCTAGCTTATTCACTTGTCCAAATAATTCAGTCACTAAGCACTCCTACACTATTTCTATACCCCAATTCCAAGGTTCACTGTCAACGCACATGCGCTTTGCTAATGCGTACTCCACATCATCAAACTTCGTGAACACTCTCGGGTCTCGCATAATCACTCTGTCGTTTTCTGTACAAATCATTTGATAACTCATTCTCTGACATCGTCCAATCCGTCAAACACAACTGTGTTCTCTGCTTTTTTTGTAATCAGTCGGCTCACAATCTTCTTGTTGTACATGCGTTCCAGATCGCCTCTATCGTTGTTTGTGGTCACGATAGTGCTGTAACGCTTGTTGCCGTCTTTATCTTTCACTTGCCTTGCCTCAGCAACTCGAAACCAGAACTGCTGTAATCTTTCAGTGGCACTACCTTCGTTTTTCATACCACCAGCTTCAGAACCAAAGTCATCAAGTATCAACACATCAACTTCACGCATTGATCGCTCAATGTTCTTTATCTTGATAGCTGCTTCATTGTCATTGAAGTCATACATAATCAATTCTCGTAAGTCCATAACGCTGACAAACATGCTCAACTTATCCGAGTGTTGTTTCAGTGCATCAACGATTGCTAACACCATGGCTGTTTTACCAGTACCAGCTTCACCGTAGAACAGAACGTTGAAATTACTATCAAACATTCTCTTAGTGATGTCTGCTGACTTTTTCCAAATGTCGTGGGCTAACTTTTGATTAGGTTGCACTTTTGGATTCCACTTCTGAAATGTGAACGTCTGCTCACCGCTAGTTCCCCACACGCTATCTCGTTTGTAGATGCGTGCCCTGTTATTAAACAATGCTTGCCTGACTCGTTCCTGGTCTTCACGTTCTACTTTTTCTCGCCATGCTTGCAATTCTTCATCGCTAACCTTGTTCTTAGTAAAGCGTTCATCGTTTTCCAACATCTCCTTGAGGCTATTCATCTTGTTCCATAGCCTCCGTTCTTCATTGCCGGCTTGCTAGTTACCTCGTTTTCATTCAAATAACTTTCAAACTTAGTTCCAAACAACGTTTCAGGCCTTAGGTACTGTTTCATTTTTTGATCTGTTAACCATTGCTTGCTTTTAACATCAATCACAGTTCTGAAATCATCTAAACTAAATCCCTCGTTAAATCTTGCTTTGATTGAATTTTTAGTTTTAGTTCCACTACTTCGATACTTACTTCCAGTCTTTTCGTTCAAATAATCAACAACTTCTTTGTAAGGGAGTTGGTCGGGTTCTTCAGAACCGGACAATATATCTTTTCTATCCTTACCTAACCTATCCTTACCTAACCTATCCTGTGCGGACATTTGGTTGTCAATTGGTTGCACTTTGGTTGTTATCTGGTTGTCAATAAAATAAGACCCATCTATATCAACGTTTAGAAGACTTTTTTCAGACCTGTAAATAGTTGGTTTCAATCTATCCTTGCGTATTTTATTATTTAAATTCCAATCCTTAACAACACTCACGCCATTTTGAAACATGATGATAAATCCTTTAGCTTTTAGCAGTGATAAATCATCGCTGTTTGCGCCATATGCTCTACTCAGCATTTTTGCATTACCGATAAATCCCTCATCATCTGCTTCCATACCTAAATGAAAATACAGAAGCTGACTAGACATTGGCATATCGACAAATGTGTCGCTGGTTGTTATTTCTTTACTAAACATTCTTCTTTGTGCCATGTTTCTCCTTTGGGCTTCACACCCTTTCGTGTGGTTACGCCACATCGCCATCATACGAATGAACATCAACGAATTGAGCGACTTAAACTCTTTTCACTGGTTAATCAGTTTAGTGACGATGATCGGGTCATAACGACCTTAATTTAATTGTTTGGCGATTTCAGAAAGCATTTGTTTGAAGTCTTTACCGGTGTAAATTCCGTCATCTTGAATATCGTCCCAAACTTTCGAGAACTCATATTTAATTGCTCTTTTTACTTCCTGAACTTCTGTTAACTTAGGTGGTTCAGACTCCAACGCCTTGGCTTGAACAAACTCTAGATTCAATAATTTCGTTAGCGCTCCAGTTGGTTTACCGGTAGCAGTGAAATTGCTAATCTTCAACCAATCTGCCTTAATGGTCAGTGGTGTTTTAAGTTGATACGATTCATTACGTTCATCAATTTCTTTTTGCAACACTGGTTGTAATTGCTTTAGACGACCAACATTCCACGTATTTTGTTCTTCCGTAATATCCTCAATGATTGAATCGGCAGTATCTTTAACGGCGAATAAACCACCATTGCGCTCAATTAATTCTTGTTCATAATCCTTAACATTTTGCTTCACTGATTTCTTGATTAAGTCAGATACTTGCTTCATGTCTTTCTTCAAAGCAGCCATACTTTGAGCATCTACCTTGCTATTAATCGCGGTCACTTCAACACCGTTCAACGTTGCTCGTAAATCGTTCCAGTTCTGTGCCACACCGTTTTCAAAGCTAATCAATGGCATTACTGTTTTTGGCTCACTCATTTCACATCCTCCAAAGCTTCATTCTTTTCAGCAAAAGGATTAGGCGCATCACCTGTATCAACTCCTGAAAACGGATTATCGCTTTTTTCTGCTGGTTGATTATCAATAATTTCTGGTTCAACGTTTTGCTCTTCAGGAGTGATTTCTTCTGTTTCCGGAGTAACATCACGTGCTTCACGTTCGTTCTTATCATCTTCGGCAATAGCTTGCGCAACCTTAGTAGTCTTGGGGGCAAACTTAAGCAAGTCTTTCATCACAGTTTTAATCGCCATTGCATCAAAATCCGTGTACCATGGTGTCTGTGGTGTTTTGCCGTAACGGTCTTTATGGTCTGGCCCCTTATAAGTTTGGCTGAACTTCATAGCATGGTTAATTACTCGTTGGATCGGCCAATACTTGACGATACGTTCGCCGTCTAAGTAATAAAATGCCAAGTATCCGGCTACTGGACTTTCACCGTCTACGTATGGATCATAGTTTTCATTTTCCATTGCGAATTCATCAAATACATAGTTGTAATGTGGCTTGTTCGCTTCATAAACAACACTTCCACCCAAACGACCAACACGACCAGTATTCTGTACAAGCTTGATAATCCCTCGATAACCTAATTGGAACTGGGCTTTAACATCTTTGGTTATCCACTTACCGTCTACCTTCGCGCGCTTTCCGTACGGAATGACGTAGGCTTCACCAAGGTCTGGTAAGACGGATAAATCAAGAATGGCTGCTCGCATTGCCGCGTTTGTCAAATCATTCATATTTGTTTTTGCTAAGTCTGGGTTCAATGCCACTACTGTTGACAATCCGCTTAAGAAACCGGCTGCGTTGTCTTTCAATATTTCTTCAAAATGCTTTTGCATCTTGTCACTGTTAATGATTTTTTGAACTTGTGCTACTTCATTTGCCATAGTTACTTCCACTCCAATTCTTTAATTGCTTCTTCGCCATAGGTGCTATAAGGTGTTACTATTCCTTTGTACACACCGTTTAGGCAGTTCTTTTCCAAATACGTACCAAGTGCTTCACCGGCACAAACAACTTCTTTCGTTCCAACTTTGACCACATAAACGAAGTAGCATTCTTTTTGCAATTCTTCATAAGTCATCCACATAAAGCCGGCTTCATCTGTATTATTTAATGCATAAACATACAAACATTTCTCGTGAAACGGAACGGCTTCTTTTCCCTCAAAATAATCACGTTCAAAATCATTTCGTGGTTTATATGGTTCGGGTAATGTCACTACCATTTGCATTTACCTCGTTTCTTGCTATAATCGAGATATAAATTTACTATCAAATAATTTATATCCAGCGCTTTAACTGTTCCAGCAGTTAGGCGCTTATTTTTTTGTTCTAAACTCATCTAAGCTGACATCTAGTGCATCAGCTATTTTTTCCATTGTGGAAAATGTTATTTGTGTTCTGGCACCTGACTTGATTGGATATAAAGTTCCTAGCGAAATACCGGATTTCTTAGATAACCAATACCAGGTTTTGTTGATGCTATTTAGTTTTTCATCTATTTTTTCATTAATTTTCAAGGTCATTTTCCGTCCTTGTTTTATTGTCTATAAGCAATATAATGTAATTACAGACGTTCGGTTAATGCGAACTGACGTTTGTAAATTTGAGAGTATCCGATTATCCCAAAGGATACAGAAGGAGAATTATAATGGCGTATGAGATTACTCACGTAAGAGTGGATGGCGAATACAATAGGTCAGAAGACCACATAACAGATGTCAAACTTTCAGATGGTACCTTTGAAAGCGTTCGTCAAGTTGTTGGTTTCATTGATGGTAGAATGGAATACTTTTTCACTGACCACCTAGGTAGTAAAGCACAGGTTGAATCTGTGCATCCATCCGGTCGCCCCGCATACATTAGGACAAAACCTAATCAAACAACCACAGATAATCTGTTAAGTTTGCCAAGATTTTAACGAACTGCCTCACTCGTCACGTGGGGCTTTTTGTATGACATCGCATCCAAAACTCATAGTTGTTGTGTTGTCATCATTTTCTATATTTGATCGTGTAAACTCTTTTAACTCAAATTCACCATCTAACAAACCTTGTAATAATTTAATTAATTGTTCCATTGCTATTCTCCTTATTTAACCCGCAAATACTTGTTGCTACCATCTGTACCACCCATACGTTCCAAGCGGCGCATGTTACGTTGATGTTCACGTTCCTGTGACTCACCTTGTATCATGCCACCGACGAATACTACGCCTAGCACTATTGCTACTGCTATTACTTGTAAAAACCACATGTTATTCGCTTATCCTTTCAAATAATTTCATTGCCTTTTCGGCTTCATCAATCGGTCTATAGTTGATAGATAGCTCACCCTCTATCGCCTCACGACCTTTGCTAATTGCTGCCTGTGCGTAATCAAGCAACGACTGCCTGATGTCTTCTAAATCTGCACTCTTTGACATGCTGACCTCTTTTCTAATGTTTTATTGTTTGTGTGGTGGTATTCTGGAATCAATGGCGTTGTTTTTTAATCGCATTTTTGTTACTTTTTATATAACTAGTACATTGGTAAAATTTCAGAGGACTTAATATGGAATACATGCAATATTATTCAAGCGAAGACGGCGGTATAGAAATGGACTATGATGCATCTGTTAAAAATCCAAATATTTGTGGTCACTGTCATAACACTGGAAAGCAAACAATCATTATGCCCTTTGCAACAGAAGGTAAGTTAGATATTGGTAACGGAATTATGCTCACATTTTGTGAACTATGTGAATCTACTACAATTCACTTTCTTAAAAAAGATGAAACAGACAACGAATATGTTTCTGAAAAGTCAATACCCTCAACTATTGCTTCTGATAAAACAAGTCAATTTGTTAACGAAAATTTTAGTGCGTTTGTAGAAATATATAATCAAGCAAAATCTGCTGAACAATACGGACTCGACAAAATTTCGGGAATGGGTTACAGAAAAGCCATAGAGTTTCTTGTGTCGGACTATTTATTAGTGTTCAAACTCAAAGAAGCAAAATGGGTATCAAACCCGAAAACATCTCTGAATAATAAGATTGCCGCTATTAAAAGCGATCAAATAAAAACTTTAGCAAAAGCTATTTCTTGGATTGGAAATGATGAGACGCACTACACTAAACAAAATCCGGAATACGGAATTAATAATATGAAGTTGTTCATTAATGGTCTTCTATCCAGTATTGATTTAGAGAACCAAGTCAGGAAAGCTACAGAAATGATTAGTCAGCAACACTAAGAATTGTTATTTTTAGCGTTAGCCACAGCTAGTGCTTCAGTCAAAATTTTGATAGCTGATTCATACATTTTTTTGCTATGATCCGAGTTATTTACAGTTTCAATCTTTATACTTTCGTGATTACTATCAGTACAAATGATAGAAATCACGTTTTTTATTTCTCTAGGTTCGCCCGTTATTGTTACTTCCATGTTTTTCTCCTTATGCTGTTTCATCTAAATCAAGTGACATCTGTTCGATAATCGCTTTGGTTGCTGTTGATGGCTCCCAAGTGTCGATAAATCGAATAACCATGTCGTAGTCTTTTGACTTGATACGTGAACGATTACCTGCACCGGTAACTTGCTTGATTTGGCTGTTCAAGTCTTTGAATAATGGCCCACGATTTTCTTTCTCAATGTGATGAATGGCTGCGTACTGATGAACACGGTGTGTCACTGCTGTACTGATAGCGCCATAATCTGTTGCATTGACTGCCTGATTTTCGATATACGTGTCGACTTTGTCTTCAACGCGATCAACTTTTTCGCTAACCTCAAGAATTGAATCGTTTTGCAATTTCAACATTTCTGTTGCCGATAACTGTTTCAACTGATAACCACCTGTTTGACGAATGCTTGGCAGCACTTCTGATGTCACCCAATCTTGAAATCGTTCAGCAGTTTCGTTATTTGCTTTGATGGCTAACTTGTAGAATTGCGGTTCTGTGATGAAATCACCCTTTTGAATCTTTCTGCCACTTTTGGCAGAATCGAGGTAATCATTTACACGTGACCATCGAATATTTGTATATCCTTTTGCCCTTGAAACAATTCCCAATCCGATTGCTGCACTTTCTGCATCGAACATCACCTGTCCGTTTTCTTGTTTGACTTTTAGGTTGTCAAATACCTGTACTTCACTTTGCATATTGCTTACCTTCCTGACTTCTTATCGAAGTACCACACTAATGCTCGTCCGTCCCAAATCTTCTTACGTGGTGTATCGAATATTGGTTTGGGAAAATTCTTATCACTGCGATAATGTTTATTGAACGTTTCTGACGTGATGCCTTTTAGTTCTTCTTGTATTTCTTTTTGCAAATAATTCTTAGTTGCGTCAAATGACATTTGTTTGCCTCCTTCTTACAACCAACTTTCGCCATCATAGTCCGTGAACTTGAACAGCGTTGCTAAGTGTTCTTTAGCTGCGTCACCTGTTGCAGCACCAGATAGTAGTTGCCGAACATAAGATTCAGACTTACCAATTACTGGTGCAAGCATACGAGGCTTTAAACGCTTCTTTTTCAAATGAAGTGAGAACTTAAATCGTTCTTCCTCAAGTGTTTGAATTGCTTCTTGTACACTCATAATTTCCTCCTTGTATTGTTTACTGTAAAATGTTTGTAAGTTTAACTTTACAAGTCTAATAAGTTGGACTATAATGACAAAGTAAACACATCAAAATAAACGTTGTTATTACTTATCCCTCCGCCAAGATTGATAGATGTAACTGTTTTTTTGTTTGTGTAATTAACTTACAAGAATAAGTATAGTACAACAAGTTAGACTTTGCAACACTTTTTTCTAACTTGTTAAACTTTTCTTGTTCTTTAAAGGAGAAACCCTGATATGACACTATTATCTCGAACAAAAGAAATCGCTAAAAAGCGTGGGATGTCCATGGAATCGTTGGCTAATAAAGTCGGAATTTCAAAATCAGGCATTTATCAATGGGATAAACACGAACCAAAACCCTCTACCATACAAAAAGTCGCAGACGTACTCCACGTATCAACCGACTACCTATTAGGACGTACTGATGAGATGAATCCAACAACTGTTGAGACTGTTAAAAAAGCCGATATAGATGATGATGAACTATTATTATCATTTCAAGGTAAAGACGTTACGCCTGAATACCGTGACGCAATTATTGCTATTTTGCGCACTATGCCTGACCGTGATAAAGATGGCAACATTATTTAAGGTGGCTCTATGTATCAAGATTTATATGAAGCTAACGACAAAGCCATACAAGACGTTTCCGAAGTTCTAAACGACAAAATAGCAGAATTAAAAATAACGGTTGTAAGAATTCTGTCTGATATTTCAAATGCCGATATGTCGAATATTAAAAAACGCGTAATTATATTAAATCTAAACTTTGAAACAACCTTCAGTATTCCGTTTAGAATTGCTCACGAAATGTCACATATTCTTTATGGTAGTAGTTCTAAAACTTACACATTTAGTCCCTTGTCTAAAAAGACGGAAGAAATAGAAGCAAATCTGCACGGTATACAGATACTCGCTGATATATTTTTTGGGGATTATTATTCAACGACTCAACGTTGGGAATACCGATATCGTTTCATAGAACTATTTGATTTACAACCAATTACTCATTTAGTAGAGAAATGCTTGTAAGTTTATGTGCCAAGTGTACAAGCTAAAAAGATTTAGGCCATGATGAGTGTGGGTGCATCACTAATATGGTTACTGAAAAAAGTTGAATATATTGCAAAGCATTTTGTAGTTTAAATAAATTAAGGATATAGTTCATGAAAAAAGAAAATTATATTAATGTAGGTATTAATACCGCATCAAGTCTAATCAGTCTAATCCCTATTGTTGGTTCTCCAATTCAAGCTGGAATCACTAGTTATCTTAATGAAAAAAAGGCTAGCAATATTGAAGCATTCAACCAAGAATTAAAAGCAGAATTGGAAGCAATTAAAGAAAGGCTTCCAGAGAAAGAGAGAATATCAGAAAACTTAACTGAAATCATTGAATCTGTATACGATGAAATTCAAAGAACAAATATGCAGAAAAAAAGAGCCTATTTTGCAAAGGCTCTCGCAAACTCATTTTTAAGAAATGAAAATGAGAAAATGGACGAAGAAAAATTGTTCATACAGATTCTGACGTTGGTTCCAAATGAATACTTAAACATCGCGATTTACTTTAAAAATCGTTCAAACAATGATGTAGAAACAAAATCGAATAAAGATGTTGAATACGCTGCTATTAGTTTCTTTGAAACATATGGGATAATGAAAAATAGTGGTATTTGGTTTGAAAATGGTTCTAATGGTGATTCTATGAAAAATGGCGAAATAACACCGTTAGGAGAACGTTTTCTTATTTTTATACTTGATGTGAATCAAAAATAATGAAGTTGATGTCAAAATAACTAACATGAACAGCCACAATTCCCAGTATTTGATTAAGAGTTGTCCTCGGGTTAAATTTATATAATCGTTTATAAAATGTCCAGGCATAGTTTCCCCTTTTCGAATATTATAACATTTTAGACAATGAAGTCTTTAAAATAAGCAAATAAAAAGCACACCCTATCCGACCAAAGACAAAGGTGTGCTTAGACTATAGGTTAAACGCACGGGGCGTTCTATTAGATTATAACAGATATAAGCCCCCTTTTTAAAGGAGGTTTTTTATATGGCATCATTCTATAAACGTGGTACAAACTGGACTGCTAGTGTTTCAATTAAAGTAGACGGTTCATTTAAGAAAAAAACGAAGTCTGGTTTTAAAACAAAACGTGAAGCAACAAACTGGGCTATCGAAATGGAAAACAAAAAAATAAATGATACACTTTCAAAAAGAGATGGTATTATAGCTGAGATGTTTGACGAGTGGTATGCGATTTTTAAGGAACCTCTTTTAGAAACGCAGACTAAAGGTTGGTATAGGCTGGTTTCCAAAATACTTAGAAAAGAATGGCCGGACCGAAAGTTATCAGAAATTAATTCTTCTGACTTTCAAAAGATGGTAAATGAATATGGTAAAAACCACGTCAGATCATCAGTTGCTCACGTCAAAAACATACTGAGTTCATTTATCAAATACGCTGTGGATGAAGATTTCATCAATAAAGATTTTTCAAGAAATATTAAAGTGTTTTCCTCAAAAAGCAGTAAAGATAAAGATTTGAAGTTTTTAGAAAATGATGAACTTGAAATGCTTATTAAAGAAATCGAGAATAGCGATGCCGTTACTTCTCATATGATTTTATTGGCTATTTATTCCGGTGCTCGTTATTCAGAAGTGGCAGCATTAACAAGAAATGACTTTAATTTTACAAACAACACAATTAATATCAATAAGTCATGGCAAGCTAATGATCAAAACTTCAAAGCAACGAAAACAAAAACTTCAATTAGGATAATTGACCTACCGCCCGATTTCATGAAATCAGTTCAAAAATGGACATTTGGCAAAACATACGCCTTTGAGAGTATTACAGGTCTACCGCCCACTAACGCAGCCGTAAATAAGCAATTAAAACGCTATTTGAAAAAGAATGACAGTAAACTAATAACCTTTCATGGATTACGTCATACTCATGCTAGTTTCTTGCTTTCACAAGATATCGCGATTCAATACGTCAGTGAAAGATTAGGCCATGCTGATGTAAATATCACATTGAGTACCTACGCTCACTTGTTAGATAAAAAGCGTACTTTAGAAACAAATAAGACCTTGACTGCTCTTAGTAATTTGTAG